AGGTATGAAAGACGTGATTCTCGAGCTGGTAAAAAAGCTCGAGGGCAAGAAAGACGAAGAGCGCGCACACCATGACGAAGACGAACAGCGCGAACTTTCCGAGACCGTCGAGACTGCGCTCGAAAACAAGCGCGACGAGCACAACGAGGAAGTCGGCGACGATGATTTGCGCCGGGTTACGATGCGACAGCTCCGGGCGGTAATGGAGCGCGGAATCGGTGCATATAAGACGAACCCGAGTTCGGTTCGTCCTGGCGTGGGTTCGCCCGAACAATGGGGCTATGCGCGCGTCAATAGTTTTTTATTTGCTTTGAAAAATGATAGATTTCAAGGCGGAAAACATGACACGGATTTATTCCCGGAGGGTCATCCATTGAGTACAGATGAAAGAAGTGTCGACGACATTCGGCACATTAAAAACATCGAGGAAACCGACGACGAAATCATCATCACCTACGGCAAGTCGGAAGCAGTCGAAGATATGCCCGAGGAAGTAGAGGAGGAGCGATTCTCCAAAGCGGAAGTGGTTCGACGCGCTAATGATATGCAAGCCGAGGCGGTAGACGACCGCCGGGTCTCGATGTCTGTTTCAAGTGAAAATCCCGTCGAGCGGCAATTCGGTCAGGAGGTTATCGTTCACAGCGAAAACACTCTCGACCTCAGTTTTGCGCGCTCCGGCAATATGCCATTGCTGAAGGATCACGATCCAGAACAGCAAATAGGCGTAATCGAATCTGTCACTCTTGACAGCTCGGCCCGGCGTCTCCGGGCGACGGCTCGCTTCGGTCGAAGCGCGCTCGCTGAAGAGATTTACAGAGACGTAATCGACGGTATTCGTTCGAACGTATCGATCGGTTACAGGGTTCGGAAGATGGAAAGGGATGCAGATCGCGCCGATTTGTACCGAGTAACAGACGCCGAACTTTTGGAAGTCTCAATCGTAAGTTTGCCCGCCGACCAGTCAGTCGGCACAAATCGCTCGATCGAGGTTCCCGACGAAGCTGAAATCAAAACCATCGTTAAGGAGGTCAAAATGACTGACGAAATCAACATGGATCAGGTTCGCGCGGATGCAGCCGCCGAGCGATCCAAGGAAGTTAGCGAGATTCTCTCGCTTGCAGCACGACACAATCAGCGCGCTTTCGCTGACCAAGCAATCCGGGAAGGTGCATCACTCGCACAATTCCGAGGTGCTTTGTTGGACAAGATCGCTGATAAGCCCCTCGACGTCGCTGACGTTGATCTGAACCCAAAAGAGCAACGCGAATATTCTTTGATGAATGCAATTCGCGGAGCGCAAGCGGGTCGTTTCGACGGTCTCGAGCGCGAAGTATCTGACGAACTGGCGAAGCGCTACGGCAAAGAGCCGCGCGGTTTCTACGTTCCTCAGTCTATCTTCAAGCGAGATTTAACAGTCGGCACCGATTCAGCGGGCGGGTTCTTAAAGCCAACCGATCACCTCGGCGGTGAGTTCATCGACGCGCTGCGCGCGAACCTGGTGATCTCTGGTCTCGGTGCTCGCATGATGCAGGGTCTCAGCGGCGACGTAGCGATCCCAGCATTGAACGCGAAAACCTCGGTCGGTTTTGTTGCTGAAAACGCAGCTCCAGGCGCGGAAGGTGCTCCAACTTTCCGACAGGTCACAATGTCACCTAAGACACTTGTTCAATACGTTGATATCTCTCGCAAGCTATCTATGCAGAGCGATCCGTCGGTCGAGCAAATCATCCGTGACGACATGACTCGCCAATTTGCTGCGAAGATTGACGAAGTGGCAATCGAGGGCGGCGGTTCTAACGAACCAACTGGTATCACTCAGACTTCGGGTATCGGCTCGGTGGCGATGGGTACTAACGGCGGAGCGATCACATACGCGAAGCTGGTCGACCTCGAGAAAGAAGTCGCAATCGACAACGCTCTCGGCGGAAGCCTGGCATTCTTGACGAACCCCAAGGTCGTCGGTGCAATGCGTCAGACTCCGCGCCAGGCGTCAGGTGTTGAAGGCAACTTCATCTTGAACGACTCGAACACGCTGCTCGGCTACAACGTAGCAAGCACGACGCTCGTACCTTCTGACCTTACAAAAGGCACAAGCTCCGGCGTATGTTCGGCAGTTCTGTTTGGCGATTTCTCGCAACTTATGATTTCAATGTTCGGGGGACTCGATGTTTTGGTCGACCCATACACTGGATCAGCAACAGGCGCGACTCGAATCGCAATGTACCAGGACGTAGACGTAGCGGTTCGCCATGCGGAAGCGTTCGCTGCAATCCTCGACGTCACTACGGCGTAAGAGTGAAACGGGGCGGCGCAAGTCGCCCCATTTTTTAGGAGCTAAAAATGCAAGTTAAATTGACCAGCTCAGTCGCCATAAAAGGCGAGCACCAGGAAGTCGGGACCGTCCTGGACCTAAGCGACACCGACGCGAATTCACTGATTGCTCGAGGTCGAGCGATCCCATTCTCGGAAGCGAACGCGATCAGCTCGAACCGCGCCGAGACTAAAGAGAGCGTAAAAAAGCGCGCTCCCAAGAAAAAGCCCGCCGCTAAATAATGGCAGTCGAGACCGACACAGAACGCGCAATATTTTTCGGAACCGATGATTTCGGCACGGCGGCAACCTATACCCCGGACGGCGGCGCAGCCGTCACGATTAACGGGATTTTTGAGGACGATTACGAAGCGATTGAGGCGGGCGGCGGTGTTGCGTTTGGCATCACCTCGCCGACGTTTCACGCGCGCACGTCCGACGTCTCCAGCGCGTCCGAGGGCGATTCCCTGGTCGTTTCTGGCGTCACCTACATAATTCGCGTCGTTATGAAAGACGGAACAGGGTTGACGATGTTACAGCTCGAGGAGCAATAGATGGCGCACGTTCGCAAGCAAATTCGAGATAACATTGTGACGACGCTCACCGGCTTGACGACTACCGGCAGCAATGTCTACAAGACGCGCGTTTATCCGATCGAAGAGGGCAAGCTCCCGGCGCTGCTAATTTATGCGGACAGCGAGACCAGTCAAATCGCAACAATCACACCACCTCGAACACAAATGCGAGTGCTCACTGTAAGGGTCGAGGCGTTTGTCAAGGGGGTGTCGAATTACGACAATCTATTGGATACAATAGCGGAGGAAGTCGAGGAAGCGCTCGCGGTGGATGTAACGCGCAACAGCCTGGCGAAAGATACTCGAGTCACAGGATTCGAGGCGGAATTCTCAGGCGAAGGCGATCAACCAGTCGCGACCGGATCGTTCACGATCGAGGTCGACTATGCAACACTCGAAAACGCCGTCGACGTGGCGGTGTAAGGGAGGAAGCAATGAAGAGAGTTAAGGTTTACCCGCCAGGCGGCGGAGAGCCGATTGAGGTTTACCAGGACGATATTAATCGCCTGGTAGATAATGGATGGTCGGTCGAATCACCGGCTAAAGTAGCGGATCAACCCGCAAGCACTGAGGGAAAATCTAATGGCAACACTCAAGGGAAACAGCGGAACCGTCTTTTTCGATGACACCGACACAACGGGTCAGGGCGCGCTTACTGTCGGTAGTTCAGTAACTTTGAACTTCCAGGTCGAGGGTTCTGATTCTGGCGACCACTTGCTTTCGGGCACTGCGTTGGTTACTGGTCGAACAATCAATTCATCGTTCGATGGTCTGGTCGAGGCATCGCTCACTGTGCAGGGAACCGGCACATTGACTGAAGGCACGGTGACATAATGCCAGCCGCAAAGAAGGGTCGCGCGTCCGTAATCGGGCGGGCGACCGAACACTTCAAAAGCCGACCATTAAAGCGAATCGAAATCCCCGAGTGGGGCGACGAGGACGGTCCGCTAGTGGCCTTCACCGCGCCTTTTACGCTAAAGGATCAAGGACGCTTGCAATATATAACCAAGAATTCAGCCGAGTCGGATGTCCTGGCGGAATTGTTGATTATGAAATTAGTGGACGAGAACGGCGATAAGCTATTCACGATCGAGGATAAAAACGCGCTGCGTTCCCAGGTCGATGCTTCAGTCGTCGCTCGAATCGCTAATGATATAACCTCAGTGAATGAGGAACAGCTCGAAAAAAACTGAGAGACTCGACTGACCGGAAATTTCGGTTCGTCATGGCGGAGCGGTTAGGAATGACCGTCGAGCAGCTCGAGTCGGAGATGTCGGTCGAGGAGTTTTACGAGTGGGCGGTTTTCACTAATTTACAAAACGAGGAAGCCGAAGCGCGGCGAAAGGAGTCGATGAAAGGTGGCAAGCGTATATAAAGTCATACTCGACGCCCAGGACAAAACGGCCCAGGCATTTAGCAAGCTCGAGCGAAATCTCGACAAAGCTCAAAAAGCAACCGACCGCGTAAAGAAATCACTCGGCGGCATGACCGGCGCGATCGGAGTCGCGGCGGGTGCTGCCGGGTTTGGTGCGCTCGCTAAAAGCTCGCTCGAGGCGGCGGATAACCTGGCGAAAACTGCCGATCGTTTAGGCATCACCGCAGCCGAACTAAACTCTCTCCAACTTGCGGCGAATTTTGCCGGTGTCGAAACGAAAGACTTTAATAAGCTGATGGAGATTTTCCAGAAGCGAATCGGCGAAGCAGCCGAGGGCACTGGGCAAGCAAAAGACGCTTTACAGAAGTTCGGCATCGATGCGGAAAAGCTCGCGAAGCTCCCGCTCGATAAGCAGCTCGCAATAATTGCGGATGAGTTTGTAAACTTTGAAACAGCGGCGGAAGATTCGGCGACCGCATCGGATTTATTCTCGAATCGCGGAATAAAGCTCGTAAATATGCTAAAGGGCGGCAGCGCTGGCCTTAGAGAAGCATCGACCGAGTTTACGCGCCTTGGACTCGCAATCGAGGACGACTCGCTCGATCAAATTGAAGCCTTTAATGACTCGATGACAAAGGTCCAGGGAATCATTCAAGCGGCAATGATTAAAGGCTTAGCGGATGCAGCTCCCGAGATGGAGCGATTCGCCGAGCGCGCCGCAGAGATGGCGGTTCCCCTGGTCGGCGACCTACTCGACGGAATCACGTTTTTACTCGAGAACATGGGCGCGGTTACAGCGGCCATAAAAGGATTTTTCGGCGTGATTGTCGTCACTAAACTGACGACATTAGGCGCGGCAATGATCGCGCTTTTCGGTGCTGCGAGCGCTCCGTTCGTAATCGCAGCGGTCGCAGTGGCAGCGGTTACTACGGCGGTCGTTCTTTTCTACGATGAACTGGTCGCGCTCTTAAAACCCCTCACGGATGCCGGTCGAGCTGTCGGTGATTTCATAAACAAAATCAATCCGTTTTCGGATGACGTCGACGAAGCCGAGACCGCAGTTCGCGGACTAGCAGCAGCCGAGGAAGTTCTCGAAGAGATGACCGGCAGCGCAGCGAACGAGCTGCTAGTTCTACGCAGCGCGGGTAATCAGGTCCAGGACGCAGCGGACAAGGCGACAACGCCGGTCAATGATTTCGGCGATGCTCTAGAGCGCGTAAATGATGCGGCGAACCCAGCAGCTCCGGCGGTCGAGGAATTCGGCGACAGCACCGACGAAACAGCCGACGAAGCTATGGCGGCAGCGGTTCGAACTAACGAGTTCGCCGACGCCATTGAAAGACTTCAAAAGGAAAGCCGCACCGGAGTCGATGACGTAGCGGAC